CGTCCTCGTTCTTCCAGCATTTTCAAGTACTCGTCTTCTGGGATGGTGACGGATTCTCCTGCATCGTTCTGCGTTTCTTCGGACAGGTCACGAGCATCTACATAGACCTCATACCGTTCCCAGCGTGTCGGCTCTGGGTCGAGGGTGCAAAATGCTCGTTTACGAGCCTCACCCTCGCCAGCCCCTAACGTGTAAGCAGCATTTTGCTGAGCAGCTGCGTTTCTGAGATAGTCAAAGGTTAGCAGGTTATGAAATGCATCCGAAAAAATCACATGCGGATAGGTGTCTTGTAAAATGCTGCGGTCGATACCCTCCGACAATGTAAACACCATTTGATAATTTCGGCTGTTTGGTTTTGTTTCAACGAGGGAAATGTTTGCCGTTCCGCCGACCAACTCACAGATTTTATAAATCCATTCCATCAGATTTGCATAGCTGATTTGCAAGTGGGTTTCTTGCTTCCAGCAGTCGCCGGTGATTTCACCCAGTTGCAAACCCGGAAGGAAACGCTCGTTTTGTTGCAAGCAGTTCTTGCGAATCGCCGTGTGTATAATCTCTCCATAGCTAGTCTGCTCTTTGATTACCATCGTTGGATAGATAATGCGGCGAGATAACAAAATCATGAGAAAATGACCGCTTACAGTCAGATAGTCCCCATTTTCCGCATCTGTTTGAATCCGGACAGACTCAATTAATCCATAGTGTTCCGTGTCATCTTTTCTGCCGACTAAGCGACCTGTTTGAAAGATGGTAACGGTTTCCGGCGTGGCAGCAATATACAATTCAAACTGCCCGCATTGAAAATATTCGATGTCCCAGAGGAAACTTGAAAACGCATCGCAGACCGCCTCTAAAGTAATGGATACTGCATTTTCAGCAGCAGTCATTTGATAAATTTCTATCAGCATCGTTACACTCCTAAGTACGCATCTGTGTGCTGGATGGTTGCGGTGATGTATTTTGGTGCACTCAACCGATACCGGTTTAACCCCTTACGGAGCGTGAACCACGTTGAACCAGAGGCCATGCAGTTGATGATGTTGGTTGTTACGCCATCTCGCACCAGCGTAACCGACTTTTGCCCTTGCTTGGTATTGATGATGATTTTGTCGCCGGGTAAAATATCCAATCGCAGCTGGAAATAGGTTGATGTATCGTCATCATACAATGCAACTGCTGTTGTAACGGGATTCGGAACATCCTCGCCGGAGGCTGCCTCTAAAGTAATCAAGATTCCTACTTCCTCGCCGGAATTGAAGATGGACAAAGTTTTGTCCGTGCTGTAAACGCCCAACGGAAACGGCTCATCGCTCTCTGGAAAGGGAAAGTGAAACGCTCCAAATACGGACTGACTGTATGCATAGATGGGCTGCGTGCTGTACCAGTAAGGGTCTGGACAAATGATACTGATTTGTCCGTTGACCAACTCACCGAAATTGGTTACAGTGCAGCTCTCGACATACCCTTCCGTGTAAACATCAATCCCGACTGTGCGATAATACACCTTGAGATATTGAGCGGTTTTCACAACCCGATAGAGGGCGTGGCGGTTTAATTCGATGTTACTGCCGTAGCCTCGCATCTCAAATGACAACACTAAATTCCGCTTTTCGACAAAGGCGTTATTCAGATAGCTGCCATTCATGCCGGCGTAGGAAGATGTGGAAATCGTCCCAGCAGGGGGATACAACCCGTCAATCTTAGAAATCATGTACTTATTTGCGGTAGCGGTCATGTTGATGCGGTCGCCGGCTGCATTCTCAACAATAAGTGTAAATCGCATAAAACACCTCACACATTGATTGCATTTCGGGTTTGCCGGTAAATCTCCAGACGTGTCAAAGCCTTTGGGCTGTTGTTGGTCTGGTTGACGGTGCGGCTGTTGTCGTTGTTGTAGTAGTTGTTGACAACCGTGCCGGACTGCGGAGCGGCTTCTATGCTGCCGACATCCGGAGTTACTGTCAATGATTTTTGGGCAGCGGTCATAACAGACTGACCCAAAGAATTCACGGCATCCACGGCAGTTTTTACCTTGTCCTCGACACCTTCGGCAAGACCATACACCAAGTTAAAACCAAGTTCTTTTTTAAATAGTTTGGATGGGGAAGCGATGCCGAAGAATCCGGCGATGTTGTCCCAGATTTCTTGACAAAATCCAGAGAGTTGTCCCCAGAGCCAGCCGCAGACATCTGAGATACCGTTCCAGATACCATACACAATGTCAGAGCCGATGCTATAAACTTCCCCTGGTAAGCCGCTGATGCCATTAATCAAGTTGTTCCACAGATTTGCAGCCGCATCCATTGCCTTGTATCCCATCTCAGATACAAAAGAACCGACTCTGCCCAATACATTAGACAGCCAACTCCAAACCTCTCCGGGCAAGTCGCTGAGTTTGTCACTGATGGTGCGGAAGAATCCGGAAACGGCATCCCATGCCTTGTTTTGCATCTCCGTTGACCATGCAAGTACTTTTGCAATCACACTGAGCAGCCAGTTCCAGACCTCTCCCGGCAGCTGGGAAAGCCATTGCACGATGTTGCTGAAGAAGTTGGAAATCATTTCGGTTGCTCGGTTCTGCATCTCTGCTGACCATTTCAGGACGTTGGTCAGAACATCCGTCAGCCAATTCCAGAACTCGCCCGGCAACTCTTTTAGCTTGTCGATGATGATGGTCAAAAAGTTTTCAAGGGCTGCTTTTGCGGTGTCCCAAATCTCTGTTGCCCATGTTTTTACTCGCTCGAACAAGTCAGAGAAAATCTCGCCCCAAGACGTAACAATTGCCTCTCGGATAGAAAGAATCCCGTCTAAGATTGCCTGCAAAATACTTGCTCCCAGCCCGATCCAGTCGGTTGCAAGAATGCCATCAATCAAAGCCCCCACTAATTGCGGAATCGCTGCAATCAGTTGCGGAATGGCTTGAATCAGTCCGCTGACCAGCCCAGCAATCAAATCTGCTGCACAGGTAATCAACTGTGGCAAAGCACTCAGCAGCCCGTTGATAAGCCCCATAATCAGTTGTACAGAGGCTTGTATCAACATCGGCAGATTCTGCAAAAAGCCGGTAATAAGCCCCTGAATCAGCCGGATAGCGGCTTGAATCAATTGCGGCAGGCATTGCAGCAAGCCTTGTATCAATTGATTGATTAAAACCAAAGCGGTATGAATGAGTTTCGGAGCATTTTGCATTAGCCCGTTAGCAAGATTTAAAACAAGCTGGACTGCAGTTTGCAATAAAGATGGTAATTGTTGCAGCAGTCCATCGCTGAGGGATTGCACCAGCTGCACGGCGGATTGCATGATTTGCGGCATAGCTTTCAAAAGCCCCCGAATCAAACCGCCAACCAATTGCAAAGCGGCACGGAGCACCTCCGGCAGAGCCTGCAACAAGCCTTCTGCAAAACCAGTAATCAACGTAATAGCAGCAGAGATAAATTCCGGCAAGTTGGTGGTAACAAAAGAAACAACTTGCTGCAATAAAGCCATTACAGCTTGCAATAGTACGGGGGCTTGTTTCTGGATAGCAGAACCAACCTGTTCCAGCACGGACAAGGCACTCTCCAAAATTGTCGGTAAAGCAGACTGCAAATAGGAGAGTAGTTGTGATAACAAGGCAAGAAAAGCCGTTACCAAAGTCGGAAGCACGGTTTCCATCAATGGTGGTAGTAGTGTTCCGATGGATTGCACCAGCGTTACAAAAAGGCTATTAAAACCGCCCAGCAGCATTGGCAGCAGCTGCGGCAATTTTTTCTGAATCGTTCCGGCAAGTTGGTCAATCTGACCCGAAACACTTTCAAGTGCCGCCTGAAATCCGCTCTTGTTTAACGTGTTGAGTACTTCGGTCAGTCCCTGCACCGCTTCTCTGGCGGCAGGGGACAGCTTGTTTCCAAGCGAATTGCTCGTCCCGTCCGCTGCAGAGGACAACAGAACAAGGTCGCCTTTGAGATTGTCCAGTTTGATTTGTGCCATCTGCTCGGCTGCCCCGTTGCAGTTATAAATTGCATCGGATAGCTTTGCAAAATCCTCGTCACTGGCGTTGATGATGGACAGCATCCCAGCCATTGCCTCTTTACCAAAGATGGTTGACGCTGCCTCGATTTGCTGGACTTTACTCAATCCATCTGTCGTTTTGGATACGTCAGCGATAATATCCTCGTAGCTGCGGAGGTTGCCGTCTGCATCGGTCAGAGCGACATCCGTTCCGCCGATTGCAGAACGTAAATTGCCCATAACATCCATCAGGGATTTTGTTTCCCCGTTGGTGTCCGTTAAAGAAATGCCCAGCTGTTCCATGGCAGCTGCCTGTTTATCGGTCGGGCTGGCAAGGTTGGCGAGGGCAGTTTTTAAAGATGTACCGGCTTGGCTGCCTTTGATGCCGGCGTTTGCCATCAATCCAACTGCAACGGCGGTATCTTCGGCAGAGTAGCCCAGCGTGCCGGCAATCGGGGCGACATATTTAAAGGTTTCACCCATCAATCCGACATTGGTATTTGCATTCGTGGACGCTGCTGCCAGTACATCGGCATAGTGGGTTGCGTTGGAAACACCGTCTGAAAATTCTCCGTCTGCGGCTAAACCGAAAGCGGTCATGCTGTCGGTTACGATGTCGGAAACCGTTGCAAGGTCTTCGCCGGAAGCGGCAGCAAGGTTCATGACACCAGAAACAGAACTGAGTACTTCGTCTGTTGACCAGCCTGCCATCGCCATGTATTCCATCGCCTGACCAACCTCGGTTGAGGTAAAGGCAGTGGTCGCCCCTAACTCCTGAGCCTTGTCTGAGAGTTTGGCGGTTGCCTGTTCCAGTTCTGCGGTTGTCTCGCACGACCCGGACATCAAGGATTTTACAGTCGACATCTGGCTCTCAAAGTCTGCAAACGAGGTCAGGCTTGTGGTGGCAACAGTTGCTCCAAGGGTTGCGGCAGCTCCGGTATAAACAGCAAGCGACTTTGCACCGATTTCCGCACCAGAGGCAACCCCGTGTCCCAGCGTTGAGGCAAATTTGGAAAAATGCCCCTCGCTTTCCGACACCTTATTTCCGGCATCTTTGGCACTATCTCCGGCATTTTTCATGCTCTTGTCAAAGGCATCTGCGGATTCCGAGGCTTTTTTGACCGTTATTTCTTCGTCTGCGATTTTCTTTGATAAGTCTTCTATTTGACTTTTTAAGGATTTTGCTTCGGAGGAATGCTTGCCGTATTGTGCAGTGGCATCTACATATTCCTGTTTCAGTTTGGATAAATCTTGTTTCTGAGAGGCGAGGCGGTCAGTCAAACCTTGTTCTGCCGTTGCCAGTTGTTTGGCTTCGGTTTCCATGTCCGACAGCTGTTTGGTACAGCTTTGGTGTTCGTCTGAAAGCGTTTTTATTTTTTCAGCAAGCTGTTGTGCTTGCGTGGAGTTTTTACCATACAGCAAATAGGCGTTTTGGTATTCCGCAGAGAGTTTGGACAGCTCTGTTTCCTGTTTGGAGATGGTTTCTTTCAGAGATTCGAGCGGTGTTTGTGCCGCCTGTCCCGCTTGCCTCAGCTTATTGGCAGAGGATTCCGCTGCGTTCAGCTTATCCGTGTTCTGCGTGAGTTCCTCATTCAGCTGGTCGTACTTCTGTTTCAGGGCAACCGCTGCATCAGAGTTTTCATCCTGTTCCAGCACCACAGCCGT